CTTTCTTATAAGTTTTCTTCAGCCGATCCATGAGATAATCCGGGAGATCAATCTCATTAGAAGCTTTAACAGACTCATTAAAGAGTACATCGAGCCAATTCTGGACTGTCTCGTGGAGTGCAGTCCCAAAGACAGTATGGATGCTAGGAGTATAAGGGGCTAGCTTTTTCGGATACGAAAGATACCACTGATGTGGACACGTACTGTAGATTGAGTATTGACTGTAGGAGATGTTTTTATTCTCCTTTGTATCGTACTTCTCTACTTCATATTCACGAACCAGGCTTACCTCCTTAGGGAGTTTCTTCTTAGCCATTTTACTTCTTCCACATCCCCCTAGCCACTAACTGGGCAATGATGCCGTAATTAGCTAGATCCTGGTAGGTATCCATCAAGGACTCGTTCTGAACGCTTCGTCGATTAATAAGCAGATTCTTCCATCGGCTTACTTTATCAGAGATCCGATACCAGAGCCCGGTTAGGGCAAAGCCAATCTCGTCTTCAGTTGCTAGCTGAGTACCTGCAGTGATGTTATGCATCCCGTAGTCGAGGTGCTTCTTAGCAAATAGCTCTAGTTGCTCTTGCTGGATCTGAGTATATCCGTTGTAGATAGTTGGGTATTCTTTCTTTAGAATCTCAACTGCGCTCACTTGAGTAATAACTTTCTTATCATTCATAGCCTTAATATAAGAAAAAAACCCTTGGGATACAAGGGCTCTTTAAACTTTTTATTCTTTTCTTTCTCCTTTGTGAGGATCTATTCGATCTAAGATCTTATTCAGGTCTCCCATCTTAATATAGCCTGACATCGAAGCATTCTTAAGAGCACTTATAAGCTGCAGAAGTATGAAAGGTACGATAATGGTTTCAGATAACCAACTGGTACCTGCAAATCCTTTCTCTACCATCAGTATGACCGTCAGCAACACCACCCAGACTATCGCTCTTTGCAGCACCTTCACAGCCTTAAAGGTCTTAAAGCCCTCTCTCTTAATCCCGGCTATGATACCGAAGAACCCATCCACAAACACTGTAGCGATCAGGGCAAGATACTGTTCGAAATTACCCATTGTCAGCTCTAGGAAATAAGAGCATCCGAACGAAAGAGAAGTGGTGATGGAGAGAAAGATGGCTGTTTGTTTCATTACTTTACGTATTCGAAGTACTTCTTGGTCTTGGCATTTCTGTCTTCAAGTCCGTGAGTACCGCCGTTGATGCGCTTGGTCAGTTCCAGGATAGCTGCATCGTTGATGCCCTTATCACAAATAGTCCATAGCTTATTTCTTTCAAAGAAAAACATAGCTGATTCGAAAGCATACTTAGTTGCGACCGTATCAGGGTTAGTCAAGACCTCGTCATTGCCTAAGTACTTTGCAAATGCTTCGTAGTTGGCTTTACCAGTCAGCTGAAGAGCTCCTCTGCCTCTGAACTTGTAGCCATCTCCTGATGCTTCGGCTCCGTTGCCCATCCTGTCGGCGTAGACTCGGTTTGCAATCTTTTCAGGCTGGCGGGCGTAAGACTCTTCGAGGTTACCGGGGAAGTACTTGCCGAAGATACCTTGCAGGCCTTGGGCGGAGTAATTTAGGTTCTCTGAAAATGCTTTAAAGCCTCCTGTCTCGTGGGCCGTTTGAGCGAAGAAATGAGCTGCTCTTACTGGAGTCAACTTATAAAACTCCATTGCCTTCTTCATTGTTCCGGGACCAAAAGCGCCGTCAGCAGCTATACCCATCTTCTCTTGTAAACTTTTTAAGCTCATAATCTAATTTTTAATCTTTATTTTCTTCTTTCTTTCCTCCGAAGATCTTTCCTGCTTCGGCGATACCAAATGCACCTAGCGTAATCATCACAAATGAATTGAAGATTGTATCGCTGATTACTAATTGGTTACCTAAAATACCTGTAACGATGTCAGCTCCTGCGAAGATAGCCATCACCGAGAATGATAAAAAGCCAACGATTGTTTTTTCGTTAAAATCATTTTTATCTTTAAAAATGTCCCAAAATGCCATAAATTGTTATTTAAAAAGTTTAACTTATAGAACTGATTAAGAAAACAATTGATGGCAACCCTTTGATATAAATAGCCTTACTTTAGGGCGTCAACGATAGCTTTTTTAACTGCTACTGAAAATTCTGTTCTTTCGAATGCTAGAGTCTCATCCTGTAACTGCATTAGTGTAGCTGCAACGTTTGTATTGGCTCTACCTACTCCGTGGTGGACTGTCGAACCTATTGCAATATCAACTTCAACGATTGTTTTCTTTTGCTTAAACTCAAAAGGTCCTACTCTGATACCCTGAGTAGGTGCTTTGATTTCAGTCACAGTAACGTAAACCGGGCTTGCATTCTCATCGCTTTGATCACACAAAGGATTACCTCTTTCATTGAGAACGTCTTCGGTGATTTGTCTTAGTCCGAAAGTAAATTTTTGATTGTCGATACCGGCTAGGTTGGCATTTGAAGTCACTGTAGCGACGTAAAAGCACATGGCAAGAATTGGATTGATCATGATATTGACTTAGTATTGTAACGTAGCTTGGTCGGAGTATCCAGGCGATAATAAATAGAAGTTACTTGTACCTCCTGGAGTAGGAGTAAAGGTAAAGTTAGATTGCAGGCCGGGTATTGAACCCATTAGGTTTGAAGAACCGCTATTAAGGCTAGTCCATTGAGCATTAGTAAAAAGCAATGTGCTTTTAGTAAAAGGTGCTCCGTTAATCCTATCAGCTATAATGCAAATATCAGCAGTAGTAATCTTTCCTTCAAGATTTAAATCGTACTTATGGTAGTGAAAGGGCCTTAAAGTAACTTTCTGAGTTACAATATCACCTACTCCTTCAAAATCTGCAGAAGTAAGATTAGAAGTTACAGTAGGTACTACTACTTCGATATACCATTCAACTGAAGGGTTGGTGGGCTGGGAGAAGGAATACTGGCCATTTGAATTAGTGACTGATGTGGCTTCCAAAGCCCAGGCAGTAGTAGTGACTATATATTCAAACTCTAAAACATAGGGTAAGTTTACTCCATTAGGAAGGTCGTTCCATTTTCCGCCACCTACAAACTGAACGTAGTCTTCATTACCTGCGTTATTAGGTTCACCGCCATTCCAAGAGGTGTAAGAGTAAGCTTCACCGGTAACCCATCTCCATACTCCTTCATTTACTTCATCGGTTAATCCTATCCAACCCGATGGCCATAACCCAAATATAAAGTTATTTTCAGCCTGCGTGGTTACTGTCACTAAGTGTCCACCCATGTTGTCACAAGCAGCTTTGGCTGCTGACCAAAATGCTGAACCTGTTGACCTATAATAGGAATGACCGTTGTAGTTCTGCTGATTTGTAAAACCTGTAATGACTGGGGTGACTCTTTTATAAAGGTTGACTGTTACTCCTGGAACTCCTATATTGCCTTCGGTCCTTATAGCACCCGAGTGAGAAAAGGTCTGAGAGAGACCTAGTAACTGTACCAGGAATACAAAAGCTGAAGTGATAAGAACCTTAGAAGTCATAATTAGCGCCTATTGAAACAATGTAAGGAGTTGTTTTGCTGTATCCATTCTCTATATCAGATATATCATAAGTATAACTAGTTCTAAACTTCGTAGCAAATGCAAATACATCAGTAAGATTGTATTGAATAGTAGTCCCGAAGTAGGTAGTCAAGTTAGCTCTATTCCAAAACCAAATATCTAAATAATCTTCCGAGTCCTCTAAATGTTTGAAGTGAGTTCTAAGAGATGACAGCATAAAGATCTCAGGTCTTGCCACCCATCTTCCTGCTTGAAACTCTTTCATTCCTAAGAGCATGACACTGAACTTGGTCTGGAAGCCTGCCGGGATGTAAGTATTAAAGAACTGAAACCCGTCCCAGCTATTATCCTTCACAAACAAAGTGTACCCTAGCTTGTAGCTACTCTTCTGGTAAGTCTGATTAAAGAAAGGAGTAACTGAAATTGTATTCACTCCTACATCACTCCCTCCTATCGTAAGGCTGTATGTGTTGGTTCTAAGCAGGCCGTTAGGGAATTCTTTCTCTCTGATGTAGTTGTAGCCGAACTTAGTAAAATTAAATGAAGGAGTCCTTGAAAGGAAGAACCCGTTGGTGTGATTCTTATTCTTAAGCTGGTAGGCGAGATTATAGCTGAAGATACTAAACTGACCTAAGAACCCGAAAGATAGGCTTGAACTACTAA